CCCACTCCAGCCCCTCAACGATGGACCCGACGAGCGGCGTCGCAAACCATTGCCCCTGTGCCGGGTTCCACGACGGCTGAACATCCACGGCCACACCGTCCCCAACAAGTTCGGGCTGCGCCGAAAAGTTCGACACGACGACGCGGGTGCCGCACGCCTGCGCCTCCAGCACCGTCAGCCCGAACCCCTCGCCCATCGTCGCCGCGAGCAGCACGTCGGTGCGGGTCATAATCTGCGCCATCTTGTCGTCCGACACGCCCATCCGGTGGTCGTACTGATCGGCGAACACGACCTGATTCTTCGGAATCCCGCACGCCTCGATGAGCGCCAGCAGGTCGATGCCGATAGGTGATTTCAGGTCGGTGTGCATGTAGAGCAGCGCGTCAGGATGGTTCTGCGCGAAGATGGAGAAAGCGAGCAGGTTCTCACCCCACGCTTTGCGATTTGGCATGACCCCTTTATTGGCGTTGATGGCGGAAACAAGGAACCTGCCGGGGAACGGGTCTTCCTCCATCGGCGTAGGCTTCCAATGCTTCTCCAGCGCGTGCGGGATGTAGACGGACTGCACATCGGCACGGTCGAAGGCGGCCTTGCCGTGCTTCGACATGGCAATGGGCAGCACGTTGTCCCGCTTCGACCATTTCAGGACCTGCGGCGGAACATTCATGTGGTCTACCGGCGTCCACGACCAAATCATGTCCAGCTCGGCAAGACGCGGGTTGTTCAGCACCCACACGTCACAGAGCGTCACCATCCGCAGCGGCACATCCGACTCGGCCTGAACAGACCCGTAGTGCGGCAGGATGATGTCATTCGACCAAGTGTCGAACCCCTGCGGCAGGATTCGGATGCCGTTCCACCTGCCCTCGCCCATCTGCTGGTTGAAGTTCGCATGAACCACAACATCGTGGCCGCGCTTCTTCAGACGACGCACAACCTGAGCGGTCTGCGTCCCATACCCAGTAGGAACAGCAGGATGGTTTGAGTACCAAAAGATGCGGGGTGAGCGGTTCTTTCCCATAACGCAGGCTTTCGCAGGGCGCAGGTACGCAGGTCCGGGGCGGGCCAACCCTGCGCTGTCGGCCCGCCCCGGACATTACCTGAAATCAGGCAGTACCGCCGGTGAACGCCTTGACCGCGTCCGAACCGCCGCCACCAAGGTCGCCGTCCAGCCGGATCGACGCACGGAAAGTGACGAGGTCGTTGGCGAACGCAAAGTCGTCGCTGCGCGCAACCTCAACACCGGCCCCGACCTGACGGACGTGGTAGGCGGAGAAGTCACCGAACAGCACCGACTTGACAGCGGTCCCTTGCGACGCGATGTCAGGGTTTTCGATGATGCGGAAGCCCAGGAGCTGGTCGGGACCAGTCACCTGCGGGTTGAAGATGTACCCGTTGGCGTCCTGGAGCTTGCGAACAGCGCCGAGGGAAGCCCGGTTCATCATGAACCCGGTGCCCGGACGACGGGCGTACGCCGCGTCAACCGAGTGGGCCAGGTCAATCAGGTTGTTCGTCGTGAACGCACCGCTCACGCCGGTGCCGCCGGTAGCGCCCGACCCGGAGGCCGTGACGATGCCGTTCGGCTCAACCGTGCCGGTGCCGAGAGTCAGCGCGGCGTTGACCGCCGTCCCGAGGGCCACGCCGAACTGGTCGGCGAGGAACGCGACGATGTCAATGCCCGAGTCCTCCAGCAGCTCGCGGCTGATCTGCACGAGCGTGCCGAACTTGTGGGCACGAAGGGTGATGGTGCTGAACGTCGGGTCGCTCTCACCGAAGACAGCCGCCTCAGCGGTGGCAGTCGCGGCGGAACGGCTCGACTCGACCGGAACCTTGATGTCGTTGCCCATCTCCGTACGGAGGATGGTGGCGATACCCGGCTCCAGCATCGGCCCGACGTACTCCAGCTTCCGCTGAAGGACATCGTAGAAGCCCTGCGGGACGACGGAACCGTCCGCCGCCGTCGTCAGGTCACGCTTCTCCGACCCGAACGTGTAGGAACGGACCTCGCCAGCGACCAGCTTGCGGAGCATCTCCGCGTCAGACGGGCGCTCAGCAACCTGACGGGTCTGAACGGCCTCGGGCGCACGCAGCTCAGCCGCACGGGCCTCGCGCTCAGCGTCCTTGGTCAGCCGCTCGATAACAGCCGAACGATCGTCCAGCTCGCCGTTGATCCGGTCGTACTTCTCCTGCTCCTCCGCCGTGAGGTCACGGTTCTCAGAAGCAGCGTGGTCCAGCAGCTCCTTCGCCTGCTCCCAGGCGTTCATGCGGAGCTCCTGCTGCCGCTTGATGTAGTCCTGCATTGTTTCACCTCCACGGTGACATAGATGTGTTTGCGTTTTGCCGTCCCGTGGTTAGGGCGTGGCGGTCCCGTGGTTAGGGCGCGTGCGAAAAGGTTACCGCACGGAAATGCGGAAAATCAGAGCGGCTTCTTCGACAGCAGCTCGGAACGCTTCCGCTTCAGGTCCAGCAGGTTCGGCTGGTCCGGCTGCGCGTCCTCCGGCTTGTCCGCAAGACGCTCCAGCACCTGAGCAATCTCATCGACCGACATGCCGGTGCGCTCGCACACCGCCTCCAGGCTGCGAACCGCAGCAGACGTCGCCTCGTACGCAGGGAATCCAGTCACAACCGACACCTCATGGAGAGTGATTTCTCGGAGTTCACGGCGGGAACCGTCGTCCGACCAAGAGTCGCCGCCACGCGGAACGGAAAAACCGAAACTCATGGAGTCCACGATTCCGCGTCGCATCAGGTCCTTCAGGTCCCGTGCGGCCTGCGTGTCAGGCATGTCAGCCTCCACTCGCAGACCCTTCTCGTCCTCTTCCAGCCGGAGCGTTCCCGACCGCTTGGAAGCGAGTACCTGGCCGGAGTCGTGGTTGATGAACAGGCGCACGTCGCGCTTCGACCCGAGGGTCTTGCGGAACGCACCGGGCGCGATGCGCTCGATGAATGGGAGCGGCTGCGAGTCGGAGTTGAACCGTGCGGCGTAACCGACGAACGTATTGCCGTCGCCGAGCTGCCGCATCTCTGCGGTGAACTGGCGGAACTCCACACCGGAGTCCTTGGAACGCGGCTCGACAGGGGGAGCCACAGCACGATCCTGTTCTGCCTTCACCTGCTCGGCCTTTCGGTCAAACCATGCACGCGCATCATCGTACCGTCCGCCGGTCGGGATTCCCCAAAGATAGTGCGCGACCGCACCGGGAGTTGGGAAACCATCGTCGTCAGGACGCGCACCCTCAGCACGCAGGTCAGGTTCGTGCCTTGCGGCCCAAGCGGAAACTCGCACGACCTTGTCTTCGGAAATCTCTCCGCGTGCCATCGCACGGGCCTCGCGGATCGTTCGCTCTACCAGCCCGTCGCCGCCAAGCCCTTCCTCATAGAACTCCAGCCCGCGAGCAGCGGCCTGACGGATGTACGAAGGCAGGTCAAGATTCACCTGCCGGTCCTCATCCTCGGGCGACGGTTCCGGCAGCGGGTCAATCTTCGTGAGGGTGGAGAAGCGGTGTCCGACGAGCGTTTCAGTCTCCTGCCAGCCGTCACGCAGGGGCCGGTAGATGCGGATGAGTGCGGCAGGGTTGTCCGGCTCCGCGTTGATAGAGAACGACGAATCAGGGACGCCAAGGGTCCCCTCGCGCATAATGTGCTCGACACGGCCACGGGCAGTTCCGCCGGAGGAACGCCAGCGCACGAAATCGCCCTCGGACAGTTCGTCCGGCAGGGCACGCTCACCACCAGGCTCAATTTCCTCTGCGATAGACACGGCAACCATCTGATCTATCGCCGCCTGCTTGGTGTCGTGGCAGCCGATGACCTCGCCGTCATCCTTCTCCACAGCCCAGCCGGAACAGTCCGGGTTCTCGTCCGAAACGTAGTAAGGCATCAGCCGACCTTGGTCATCTTTATCCAAGACAGGACATGACCCGACTTAGAAGACACCGCGTACAGGCGGTCAAGGGGCTGCATGTCGAAACTGACGTGCTCCAGCTTCTGAAGGGCCATGCCGGTTGTGGGCGTCACGTCAGGTCCGCCGAGGAACAC